TTCGGTCAAACGAACCCATTTATCAAATTCCTCTTGGCTTACTTGGTGCAAACGTACCGTTCCCCTGTCTCTGGTAGCATCAAAACTTACGTCCATTATATTCCCCCTCCTTCCTTGACATAGCACAATGCCGGTTCATAACAAAATGGACATACCAAAGATGTAAATTCACTATCGCTTTGGTTATCTTTTCGTGAGAACTCGCAACATGTATATGTTGTCTTTCTGCATTCTTTGCATACCTTGAGCCGTGCAAGATCATTGTTTTCTTTGGTGACTACTTCCATTATTTTCCCCTTTCTTTTTCCAGTGATTCTGTAAGATCGATTACTTCCTGCATCAGATTTTCATTCTGAAGCTCAAGATCGCTTACCCGTTGTCTGAGATGCTTGTCGGCTATGTGGCCATCACCCAAAAGTACGTTAATGAAAGCCGTTTTCTCTTCATTTGCCCGTTTAAGGGCGCTTATAAGGTCCATTTATCCCCTCTATTTCCTTCCGATCTTCCGTTTGTTGTTTATCAGCACATTCTCTACACAGTCCAGTTTGATCCAGGATGAGAAGCGCCACCTTATCATCTTCCATGATTCTATTGCCGCACTCGATACAGTTCCAATGTTCTAATTCAATAACTTCTCCAACACTTCTTACAAATCCCCCACGGTGATTACGCCACCATTCTTGGTAGTATTCCGAAATCAATTCTTCATCTTCCCACTTATTGAGATATGATGTTCTTACTATGGGGCCCTTTTTCATTGCCGCCACCGCTTTGGCTTTGTCAGTTCCACCATAAACAATGACTGTTTCGTTGTCATCGGTTATGTAATACGTTACATATACCATGATTTAATCCCCTCTCTTCACAAATATAAATATTAGAATTACAATAATTATTACAATATCAATCATAGGACCCCTCCTGTGTTGCTTCGGTTCTTTCCCTTGCATTGATTTCATCGTAAGCGCCTTCAAGGATAATATCGGCTAAGTCCATAATTTCCAGCATACTAATCAAGGCGTTCTGCGTGGGTTTAGCCTTTTTGATTATTTCATAAGCCTTGGCCGTTGCGATCCCTTCCAAATCTGAAGAATCAACTTCATCATATAATGGAATCAACTCCTCAATCGCTTTCCTGATTTCTGGTTTCACTTTTCACCTCCCCAGTAAATAAGCAATCATGACAAGTTCAAGAATACAAATGGCTAAAAATCCAAACTCCGTTCTTGTGTGTGCCCGAAGAAGTTTTTCATTGGATTTTCTGCCGATGTAATCAGCCGCTCTTTTCATCCTCTCCAACAAATCATCATCGAAAGTATTTAATCGGTTCAAGGTGTCCTCCTTTCATTTCCAAACGTCAAAACAACCAACATTGTTACCGTTTACATCATGCAAAGGTTGTTCATGCCCAGGTGAAAAATGCGGGTGTCCTTCAATCCGTTTTGCCGTTTCCCTTAGTATCCTTGCTACTTCATAGCTCGGATCATCTTCAAAGGCTGCATTATCCATCTTAATTTCAAGCGTGAATCTCATTATTTGACCCTCCTTTTTATTGCTAAAACTTCTCTTGGATGCACAATTAAATCTCTAATTCCATTGCTGTCAATGGTGATGTAATATCTCCGCACTTGTGAAACAACGCGCCAGCCCTTGATGGTTGTACCCCAAGAAGGGAGTATGACATTAACAAGATCGCCAATGTTCAGTGTTTCAAGTTCTTGCATGGTCATGGTTGTGTCTCCTTTTGCATCCTAAAGCCTTTTATAGTTTCGGCATTTTCCGTTTGTGCAAGTATAACACAAACACTTTTTGCAGGTTTTTAATGGGGGGTTGGTATCTGAAAGACATTCCATTCCTCCAGTGCAATCTGTTTCGTTAGTTTTGCATTTTACGCGATTATCTTTTATCTTTTTTAATGGCTTCATGTGTTAATCTCCTTTCAATTTTAATCATCCGGTCAATCTCTCCCTCCACTTCCTCAAGGTGAAGGGGGTTGTTGACAGGAGGATTAATTCAAATTTGCAAGTTTATACTCGCCGGTTTTGATCTTCTTTTCTGTGTCCTTTTTGGTTTCTCTTAGAAACTCGTTTCTATATTTGCCGGTGGTTTTTGAATAATCCCATTTATTCCGATCAAGAAACGTGTTTCCGTTTTTGTCAATCTTGACGATGATGCTTTGATAGGACTGAAAGAAAACATTTCCTTTATCATCACGAATTATAAATTGATTTGGAATCTCTCGTCCGCTATTACCTGTCATATTCTCAACTTTCATTGCTCGTTGCCTCCTGTTATTCCCAATAAACTGAACCACTGACCGATTTGTTATAAATTCCCTTTTGATTTAGCGATTGCCGCACGTAACCTTGTATGATATTTTTTAATCAATTCACATAAAATGTCTTCTGCGTGTTTTGGCGTTGCCCATTCTGCATACCCAAGATCATTGGCAATTTCATTAATAAGTTCATCATATTCAGGAGCAACGGCGATAAGGCGAGCAATGGAAAAGCACTCTTTAATACTTTCGCCGTAAGCTCTCCCACAAGCATAACCGCCTTGACTATAGATATTCACAAAAACTTCATCCCCACTGCGTGTTGTTGTTGGTATAACCTGACATTTCCACGGTCCTTTTGTATGATCCATTTTTTAAACCTCCCAGTTTATGTTTTACCTTTTATATATACATATATTGAGCCAACTATTAACTTATTCAATCGGTTTGATTTGCCCTTTGCTTGTCCGATATAAGAGCCGGTTTTCCGTGGCTAAAAATTCCACGGCTGATTTTTGTGAGACGCACTCCGCAACCCCACAGAGCGCGTGTGCATCTGCTTTTGCTTGCAAAATTGCATCATAGTTTTTTAATGCAATCTCAAGGATTTGCTGTGCGGTGAGGTCAAAGCACGGTTTTGGCACACAGTAGTTATCTTGCATCAGTAGCGTCAATGGGATATCCTTATAACTCCCATAGTGTGCCCGCAGCAGACAGGCAAAGTTTTTGATGGGATTATCCTTTGACACAGTCCAAGAGCTTCCACCTTCTTGCACACCTACTCCGATCATGGTTTTTTGTTCTTCCTCGTTAAGAGTAATCTCCACAACTACCGATCCACTTTCAATTCTTTTTTCTACTTTCATGATTTTTCCCTCCTATTATTATGTTATTTGCCTTTTATACATGCATATGGTCTGCCAATTATTAACATTTTCAATATTTATTTTTATCAATGTAATATCATATAGTTATACGTGTTTATCATTTTATCTATCATTTGACATGGCTGATATAGGGGATGTTTTGCATCATATTAGTGTTTATTTACGTTCACACTGCGTAAACATTTACACACCATAAAGAGTAGCAATATCAAGGGTTATAAAACAGGTGTGAAATACTTTGCGCACTTTTCCAGACATCTGGAAATATTTATGCCACACTTCGCCCAAAGGTCTATTCCTTATATTTATGTTTTCTTTTAGGTTTTGGGATTTATAAAGCGCTGGAGATCTTAGCCATAAGATGCAAAAACGTCGAATTTGTATCAGGTTGATCCTGCATGTTAAAACACAGGAATCAAAACGCCGTATTGACAGGTATTTTACATAGGACTCCGATCCTGTTTCAGCTTTCGCCGTGAGGGTATATAGTATTTCCAATGAGAGTATAAAAGCATAATCATATCTATTCAATAATCAGATTACTCATATTTCAGTAGTTGCTGAACAGTATCCCCAAGCCTTTCTATTTCCTTCTCTTCTCTATCTCAACACTGTATTGACTTACACAAGACAGGCTATTCATATGCTGCAATCTATTATTCGATTATGGAATAGATGGCGGGTTTACAATGATATGTAAACCGTATATACAAAGGGGCACAATATATAACTGCGTCAACAGTTGACGCATATGAGCAATCGTAGACACAGTAAGGGATAGATCGTTTCTTAACGCAGGGGCGATGGGATATCTATAATGTATATACATGCTATAAGTAACACGACATATACTCCTAATCCATGCGTAGCATACCTTTATATCTAATCACTATCAATTCAATAGACAATCATATATATACGTAATCATTAGTAAGCCAAGTAAAAGAATTCTTTTATGCTTGTGCCCGTACAACCCGGAATTCGTGATCGATGGGGCGGGATGAGTCTCTAACCTACTTTATACGTGTTACTAACCTGTTTGAGCTACTTTACGTATGTTACTAACCCTTTTAATAATGCTATGTTATAAAAGGGTGGTAGGGGGTATTGGGGGGGTATACCTGAATAGAATAAAGGGTATATGGAATTGAATGTTCTGGAAATTTTAGAAAAAGATAGGAATGGTGTTACAAAAAGTTACAACGACCATCATAAAAACGGCTTGACAATGTTACAATAAGGTGTAACAGTGGATTCAAAGCGAATGTGAGTTACAAAATGTTACATGGAGGTTGTGATGGTAAGAACCAAAGAACAGATGAGGGCGTACCAAAAAGAAAGGAGGGCGAAAAAGAAGGTTGGTACTTCGGAGTGTTCTAACTGTAAAGTCCTCATGGAAAGGATTAAAGAGTTAGAGGAAGCGGCGAAACCAGTTAAGACGAGTATTGACACACCGAAAGTGATAAAGACTAAAGATGATGCCAAAAAGATAGTAACGCCATTAGTTAAGAATACTCTGGCGCATCATCCTTCATGTAAATGCTTTCAGTGTAAACCTCCAAAAGAATAGTACTTCAAAAGAAACGGAGAAGAATATGTGGGATACGAGGGAAGGAATGTGGGCCATACAATACAACGGACGTTATCCTTGGTTACATAACCGTACCATCAGAAGGACCAGACATGATGCTATTAAAGCCATAGTACAAGATGTTGGTGTTGTTTGGGGTATGCAATGGAACCAATTAAAAAAGTATCTGAATTTGAGTGTTGTAAGGGTTAAGATAGTAAAAGTGGAAACAAATTCTAAAATATCTACTTGACAATGAATATATGTAAGTTTAGAAGTATTTAAAATCAATTCTTAATTTCGGGAGTGTTTGGAATGACTACCAAGAATGGTGGTAAACCTACCAAAGATGCACCGATATCTGATTACTTCAACGAAAAGAAAAAGGGAAACTATTCCAAAGAAGAACTGAGAAAGATTCAGCAACGCGCTGCTATGCAAAGTGGACGCGATAAGGCCAACGCCAACAAAAAAAGACTGAAGGCTGAACGAGAAGCGGGGATAGTTCCGGAAGTGGTTGAAGTGGACGAGGTGGTGGAAAAGTTTGATTCCGGCGATGCAAAGTCTGCATATCAGATGCTTCAGGATCTGAGATATGCCTATAGAAATTCAGTGGGCAACGGAAGGAAAAAGGGCAGACAACGACTAGTCGATATGATGAAGGCAGATTCTGAGTTCAAGTTTATGGTCAAAGAACTTATGAAGATCGAGTCTTCGCTTATGGCTGCGAGAATAAGGTCTAAAGAAGAAGGTGTTAATTCTAACAGAATGGTTTATGTGGTCCTAAAAGGTCTGGAGGATGAGAAACTACTTGAGAAACAGATGAATACGGGGATTGACTTGAAGCAACTCGAACGTGCCACAAATCCGGAAAGCGATCTTACGCCTTACGAAGAAGAGGTATCTCAAACCGCAGCGCCTGAAATGTTACTGGGGGGTATGCACGAGGAAACAAAAAAAGAGGAGGAATAATGAAAAGAAACAGTGAGGTGATGCCATGACAGAACACTAGCGAAAAGGAGGTGAAATGTCATGGCAAAAACGGCAAAGGTTGTTATTACTAAGAAACGAAGAAAGGAGGGTGGTAAGGGAGCAAAAAAGTATGGACGCAACAAAGTAAAATGCGCCCGTTATAAAGCTGAAGGTAGAAGGGAAAAGAATAAAATTAAAAAACAGAAAAGAGTTACACGATTATTGGCCAAAAAAAGGAACAGGGTATGTCTCTAAGTCCTGCAATTACAAAAGTAGGAAAGTATTCTTCTGAAGCGTACAACATTACGGTTCATTGTTGGGATGGTGAAGGGAAGGTGGAGATTGGCGCCTTCTGTTCCATTGCTAAAAACGTTCATATCATACTGGGAGGTAGGCACAATTCGAGAGCACTGTCCACTTATGGATTCGGCTATGCCCACACAGATGTCTTCCCGATTGCTCCTCCTCCCATGTTTACCGAAAAACCAGACGTTATTATAGGAAACGACGTATGGATAGGAAGAGATGTAACGATTATGCGTGGTGTGACGATAGGAGATGGGGCAGTCATTGCTGCACGATCCCATGTTGTACGAGATGTAAATCCCTATGAAATAGTAGGTGGAAATCCGGCCGAACTTATAAGATACAGACTTCCTGAATGGCACATTAAAAGACTTCTTGAATTAAAATGGTGGGATTGTTCAGACGAAGCAATTAAAAAAATAGTTCCATTGCTTGTTATAGATGACATAATGGGAGTTGTGTCTATTGTTGAACTTGAGAAACAAAGGGATGAAGAACAATATGGGGGATGGAATTATTGAACATGAATTCGGTAGACTAAAATATTTAGTAAAGGATATTGTTATTTCAAAAAAGGAAAGACGTTCTTTAAAAGAAAGTGGAGTTTTAAGAGAACCGTATGGATCTGGATTGTCATGCAGTTCAGTTATAAACATTATTAAAAAATTGAGGAAGAATAATGATTGAACATGAATTTGGGGGAGTGAAATTCTATTTTGAAGAAACATTCATGGCAAAGGACCTAATAACGGAAATCTTTTCAGATAATTATAAGGTGCTTCAGAGCAAACTTGTATTCGGAAAGGGAGATACGATTCTCGATGTAGGTGCGTGTGAAGGGATGTTCTCTATTCTTATGGCCAAATGTTTTCCAGAAGCACGAATCATTTCTCTTGAACCTGTCCCGAGAACCTATGCTACATTGTTAAGAAACATCGAATTAAATGGTGTTAATATCGAACCTCATAACATCGGTCTGGGAAAGATAAATGGAAAGGTTCAAATATTCTTCGGGAAGAAAGGGGACTCAGGAGGGTCCTCTTCTTTTATGACTTTCAATCCGAAATGGCATGAAAAAGCAGAATGTGACATTATTACTCTTGATGAAGCGTTCCAGAGATTTAACATCGATAAAGTAAAACTCATGAAGTGTGACACTGAGGGCGCTGAATACGACATCTTATATAATGGAGAAGAGTCACTTAAAAAGGTTGAATATTATGTTGGCGAACAACACATAAATGCTCGTTTAGATTATGACGGAAGAAGGATTGATGGACTTGCAAACTGGCTTTCAAACAGGGTGAAGATTCTTTGCATTGAAAGTTGCCGTATGGCAGACTGATATGAAAATATACTGTACAAGATGCAATGAGTTAATTGCTGATATTAAATTACCTTTTGTTATTCATTGCGGGAATGTGATGAATACAAAAACCAAGGAATGTAGAGAAGACTCCAGGGAGTTCCGTGGAAAATTTGAATTAAAGTGTGAAAAGTGCGGAAACGTCAATAACGTGACAATTTAGTATGGCAGACTGAAAATTTCCAGACATCTGGAAAATTCTTGGAGACGGATATGGATAAAGATACTCAATATTGGAAGAATAGGTGTGAACTTGTTGAAAGACGGAACGGTCAACTTGTAAAAGAAATATATCGTTTAAGAGGATATAAACCATTGTCAAAGGAATTTATAGGAGAACACAACAGGAAATGCGAAAAGAATGGGGTGACAGATTGAAGTGTCCAATTTGTACAAAAAATGGGAAAGAAAAGTGTCATAAACATATGACAACGATAATAATTATAAAAAAACCATTGCAACAAAAATTCCAGACATCTGGAAAAAATGAGGGAGGGATGAAAATGGAAAAGACGTATATAGGAACCAAAATAATTACTGCGGAAGAAATGGATGAATGTTCGTTTTTAAAGAAGATAAGAGGTGGGGATGTATCAAATAGAGAGACAAGGCCGGGACACAAGGTTCGTTACGAAGATGGATATATATCATGGTCGCCAAAAGATGTATTTGAAAGGTCATACCGCCTTATCAGTGATTCGGAGGTAGAATTACTATTTTCAACAATTCCGTGTGAAGCAAAAGGAGAATAAAAAATGGAAAAAGATGAGGGAGTTCTTACGACGGTGTTTATGCATGGGATGCTTCTGGTGGGTAAGATGAGTGGCGGAAACAAATTAAACAAACCAAGAGCATTCAGGTTTTTCAAAAAGGGTGAAATGGATGAAGAAACAGGACAACCCTTTAAAGAGGATTCCATGAGAATGTCACCCCTCCTTTTCACACCTCAGTTTCTAAGAGTAGGAATAGAAGCGAGTTCATATCCGATTCCAAACACACCAGCGAATAGTTCTGTTTTCAGACTGTACGCAAAGGTAACTGATCAAACTGTTGGTCCGGGGTGATGAAATGAAAAGAATAAGAATCTTATTGCTCCGTCTGTTAATCGCTTGGTGGATGATTCCCATTTCGTACATAATTATTTTACCGATAAGTTGTCTTATAATGGGATACAAAGAAGCCAATGAAGACAATGCAGAGTTCGTTAAAGTATTATGGAACGGTATAAAGTAGGGTAAAGATGAACGATAGTAAGGACTTCCAGGTTTTATATGATTATTCTGATGTACCCACCATCAAGAAGTTCGCAATGGATAACACAAGGATGCGTTGTCTTATGGGACCATTTGCTTGTCTGTCTGGAGACACTGAATTTTTGTCACAAGAAGGATGGGTTAGAATAGATCAGTGGGATAATCATTTGATTGCTCAATATGATCCATCTACAGATATAATGACATTCAATAACCCTGTAAATTACATAAATCAACCGTATAACGGAGAAATGTACCACTTTAAATCGCGTGGGTTAGATATGGTACTTACTCCAAATCATAGAGTATTGTTTAATAAAAAGTATAATAATAAGGTGTTTAGAGTTATAACCGCCAAAGAAGTTTTTGATGAACACAATAAATTATTATCAGGTTGGGATGGAATGATTCCGACTGCATTTAATTACGAAGGGAAAAGCAGTATTGATTTGTCCGATGACGAATTAAGACTTATGGTTGCCATATGTGCAGATGGACACTTTCCGAAAATTTATAGTAATGAATTAAAGTGTTATATTGGTTTACGTAGAATTAGAAAAAGAGAACGGTTATCGTATCTTTTAACTCGTATGGGGATTGAGTTTGAAGTACGAAATTATCCCGGAAGACCAACGGAATTTATTTATGTTTTCGATGCACCGGAAAGAAACAAAACGCTCACTAAATATTGGAGATCATCAAAATATCAACTTGGGATTATTCTTGATGAGATGATTCATTGGGATGGATGTGAAGAAAATAGATGTGGGGTAAGAATATTTTCAACAACACAAAAGAAAGACGCAGATTTCATGCAATATGTTTTTGCATGTCATGGCATCAGGGCGTCCATATCATTGATCCATCAAGGTGTCGGTCAGCAAGATTGTTACAATGTTATCGAAAATCAATCGCGTCCTTTTGTCGGTATGCGTCACGATACAAAAAAGACTTTAGCTGAAAAGATATATGTAGAAAGGCAATATTGTTTTGAAACCGAAACAGGTTTTTTTGTTGCGAGAAGAAATGATAAAATTTTTATAACTGGTAATTCCGGAAAGAGCAGTGGTTGTGTTATTGAAGACTTCAAAAGAGCGCAAGAGCAAGTTCCTGGACCAGACGGAATAAGGCGGTCACGTTCTGTTGTTGTGAGGAACAGTTATACGCAACTACGCGATACTACTATCAAAACGTATCATGACTGGTTTCCTCCACGTATTTTTGGCGAGTGGAGGGTAACTGACCATACCTATATATTTACAAAAGTTCCCGGCGTTCATCATGAGGTTATCTTTCGTGCTCTTGACCGTCCAGACCAAGTTTCCAATCTTCTTTCTCTTGAAGTAACATGGGCATGGTTCAATGAAGTCCGTGAGATTCCGTGGAGTATTATAGAGGCCATGGATTCTCGTATAGGCCGTTATCCTTCAAAAAGAGATGGTGGTGCTTCATGGTATGGAATGTTCATGGATACAAACCCTCCAGACGAAGGTTCAACCCTTTATAATATTGCCGAGAAAATCAAACCAGACAATTTCAAAATGTTCAAACAACCTTCTGGCCTTTCCGCACACGCAGAGAATACCAAACATATTGCCAAGAATTACTACCAAAACCTCGCCAAAGGGAAAAGCGAGATGTATATCCGTGTTTATATTCATGGGCAGTATGGATTCCTCATCAGCGGAAAACCTGTCTTTGGAAGTTTTGTTGATAATGTCCACGTTGCTCCAAATATATTAGAACCAATTAAAGGACGAGATGTTATTGTCGGATTTGACTTTGGACTTAATCCCACGGTGGTCATAGGACAGATTACTCCTCTTGGTCAACTAAGGATTCTTGATGAGTTGACTGGGGTAGGGGGGATAAGACAGTTTTGCGAAAATGAACTACTTCCTTTGCTTCGACAGAAGTATTTTGGAATGAACGTGATGGGATTTGGAGATCCAGCAGGAACTTCCCGTTCTCCAACGGATGAATCAACGTGTTTTGAGGTTCTTCAAGGTCCAGATGTAGGATTGAGAAATGTAGTTCCTGCACCAACCAATGCAATTATGCCGAGGGTAGGTGCTGTTGAATTCTTTCTTAATAAGATGTATCGTGGCGAACCGGGTCTAATTATATCTCCAAATTGCCACAATCTTCGCAAGGCAATGAACGGGGGGTATCATTACGAAAAAGAACCGAAGACGACGGGAGAAGAATATAAACCAGTTCCAGAAAAGAACTTTTCCTCTCATGTTGCTGATAGTTTAGAAATGCTGTGTTTATATATTCAGGATAAGGAATCAAACGATAAAAGATGGAAAGCATTTGCGGCACAGGTTCAACAACAGAAGTACGTACCGTCACAATCGATAACAGGGTATTGATACCCAAACCGAGGGATTAAAGGAGTAAGAGTATGGATCAGATACAACAGGCGTTCAGCAAACCGGAACGCAATAGTGAAGCAATGCGGTCCTTCGGTTATAGACTCAGGAATCAATTTTCCATAAACGAATCATATCGTAGACCAAAAGAACTTGAGTGGCTTGAATGTCTTCGTCAGATGAAAGGCATATACGATCCCGATATAAAGATAGACGCCAACCATTCCAGAGTATATCCAAAAATAACCCGTTCTAAGGTTAACATTGTCCTTTCCAGACTTCATGAAATGCTTTTTCCCGATACGGATAAGAATTGGGAAATAGAACCCACTCCAGAACCAAAGGTGTCACGAGAACTCGTTAAAGAGATTGCTCTTGCTTTGGTGAAGACGGTTGATGAAAACGGTCAGCCACTCGAATCTCCCATCGCTCCAGATATAGAAGAACTTAGACTTGCTATCAAGAAAGAAGTTCAGGATCGTTGTGCAAGAATGTCAAGTGTTATAGACGATCAGTTTATTGAAATGGATTATCCAGAAGAAACAAAGAAGGTTCTTCGGTCAGGTCTTTTATATGGAACCGGCATCATGAAAGGACCGATGATCAGTAATCGCACAAAACGGAAATGGGAACCGGATACTACTGGTGGTGACTACATTGAATCAACTCAAACAGAGAAGATTCCTTTTTTTGAAGCCATCCGTATATGGGATTGGTATCCAGATATGAGTGTTACCGATATTGAGGGCATAGAGGGATCGTTTGAACGACACCTTATGACCAAACACGATCTTCGCCAACTTCTTAAACGACCAGATTTTTACCCGGAAATGATCAAAGAATATCTTAACGATCATAGAGATGGTGATTACGTTCCTAAAAACTGGGAAGTTGATCTTCAGGTAATTGAAAGTGAAACGTCCATGGGAAGAAAAGATGGCGCTTCATATGTGAGTGCAGGAACATATGATACAAGTAGATCAACAAATACCCAGATGGGAAAGAAATATGAAGTTCTTGAATACTGGGGATATGTGGATGGACACGATTTGGCCGCCTGTGGACTGGAGATAGAAGATGTTGAGCTTGAATATGCAGCGAACGTATGGCTTCTTGGTCAGAAACCTATTATGGCTACTCTGTATGATCAGGCGCTCGACAAATATAAACTCTTTTATTACGAAAAGGATGAAACTTCACTTTACGGTGAAGGTCTTGCTCGTATTATGCGACATTCCCAGTTAGCCATTTCAGCCGGTGCAAGGATGGTACTTGATAACGCTGCGTGTGTGGCTGGTCCACAGGTGGAAATTAACTGGTCATTGCTAACCCCTGGAACTGATATTAACTCGTTCTATTCGAGAAAACTATGGTTCAGGGAGGGGAAGGGCATTGATGCCCAATATCCTGCCCTTAGAGTTTATAATATCGACTCTCATGTTGAAGAACTGTTGAGGATTGTGGATGCTTTCAAGCAGTTTGGCGATGAAGAAACTACCCTTCCTACATGGATGATAGGCCAGATGGTTAATAATGAAACGGCGCAAGCTACTTCAGGCCGAATGGCTACCATTACGATCTCAATTAAAGACGTTGTGAAGAATTTTGACTCCTTTACAGAGCGAATTATGCGAGATATGTACGCATGGAACATGGAATTCAACCCGAGAACCGACATAAAAGGTGATTATAGTGTAAAAGCTCGTGGTGTTAG